TGTAGAGCCGCTGCCGAGAAAAAGGTCGGCAACTAAATCATTTTGCTTACCCCAATTATTGAAAAACCAAGACGCTAACTCTATTGGCTTTTGTGTTGGGTGAACTCGTTCACTGTCTTTTTCTTTATTTTTAAATCCGCCCCAAGTAATCCAAGCCATTTTGTTTCTTTCTTGTTTACTCCAACAAAGTTCAAAGTCAACATAAGGCACATCTTTTTGAGATTCTGTTTTTCTATTCCAAACTATACACCCTCCACGACCAAGATGTTGGGGGTAGTATTGCATACCCCATACAAAAATCTCTTTACAATAAGAAAAATACGATAGCAAAAATGATGGGTTAAAATCTTCCGCATCCCCTATTATCTTTCCAAATTTTTTACTCTTGCCACCCGTGTGTTTTTTTTGTATCTCATCCCATCTACCATCATTGTAGTCTATTCCATAAGGCGGGTCAGTAAACACCATATCTGCCTTCTGTCCATCCATCAGCCTTGCGACTGCATCGCTATCGGTAGAGTCCCCACATAGCAGACGGTGGTTGCCTATCTCTATCAGGTCACCCAATACGATGTCCGTTTTTATTTCGGATGGTGCTTCGTAGTCATCCTCCTCCGCTTCAAGTACAGGCGTATTGTCAAACGGCAGCTCAAGCCCCCAATCGGTCAACGCCTCTACATCCCATTCATTGGCAAGCAAGTCCCAATCCCATTCACCGAAGCCTACGTTGTCTTTGATGATAAACTCACCCTTCTGCGCATCGGTCAGTTGGTCGGCTACAATTATGGGTACTTCCTTCAGTCCTGCGGCTAAACAGGCTTTAAGGCGCATATTTCCACCAAGCACGACCATATTGGCATCTACCACGATTGGTCGCAGCTCAAGCATTTGCGGGAACTCCTCAATGGACTTTACAAGCTTCTTGAACTTGTCGTCCTTGATGATGCGGGGGTTGGTCGGGTTAGGAATAACCTGCGAGATAGGTACTCGTTTCATAATTAAATAACTCTTTTAGATAAATGGTGGTTGTGTGTTGCTTGAAGTCGCTCTTTGTACTCTTTGATATCACCGTATGCAACGTGGCAGGTGCGGCACAGGGCCATCAGGTTCTCAATGGTGTCTGCGTGTTTGCTTCCGCCCATCCCTCTTGACTCTATGTGGTGTATGTCTACGGCTGTTGCTCCGCATACCTCACAAGGAATCCAGTCGGTGGTGCTGAAGCCCATCTCCTTTAGGTAGACCTTTGTGTGGTTCTTCATTCAAAGATGCGAAGTTCGTTCATATTGTCCATTGTGAACTTCTTCATTGAGTGGTATAACGATTCCGCTATGTCAGCTACTTGATTGGGGTTTTCATTTAGCCTCTTGATTGCTCCTGCCCATTCGTAGTTGCTCTTGATGGCAATGCAGTTGTCCTTTGTAATGTACTGGGCATAGGGTTCCGTTTGGCTTATGATTAGCGCACACTTACTGAATCCCGCCTCTATCATCTTCAGGTGGGATTTGCACTTTGCGAATTCGGATGTTGCTAACGGCACAAGACTCACGTCAAACTTGTTGTAGAGCTTGTGGTATTGGTTTGGAGGTAGCGTGGCCATCTTGTACTTCGCCTTCATCATCTCAGGGTAGCCGTCTACATCCGCAACGTAGGACTCAACGCTTGACAGGTCTATGCCTGTGCGCTTGATGTCTACTTGGTGGTGGTTCCCTCCAATGTATCCAAACCTCACCTGCTCGCTCGGCTCTCGCTCTATCTGCCAAGTGGGTAAGCTAATGCCGTTTGGGATGATTCGGATGTTGGCGTTGTGCTTTCGAACTTTGGATGCAAGATGCTTGTTGGTGACCCATACCTCGTCTGCTGCTTTCATACTACGCACAATGCGCTCACGCATAGCCTCCGAGTAGATTCCCTTGAGGGGATGGCTTGGCGGTAGCACCCACCAATCATCTTGGTCTACAATCATCTTTACACCATCCTTACGGCAAAGCTTCACGAAGTCATCAAACGGCTCAACAGGGAATGCCCTGCTTGCAAAGATGTGGGTAGCCTTTGCCCAATGTTCGGGTTCAATATCCGTTATCTTCTCAATGAAAAAAACATCTG